CTCCCGCCCATCCGGATGGAGGGGCCCACCCTCAGCGCCCCTCAGGTCAGAGCAGAGAGGAGCGTGGTCGTGAACATCACCGTGGACGGGGCCCGGGACCCCAGGGCTGTGGCCCGGGAGGTCGTGGAGGCCCTAGACGAGTGGGCCGCCGGGCGCATCGTGGTGAGGGGCCTGGAGTTCCTAGCAACGGAGGACGGCCGTGCATGACGAGATCGTCATCGTGGGCCGGAGCCGCTGGCGCATCGCCCCTGACCCTCGGGCGGACATCGTGGGAGAGTGCCGGGTAACGGTGCGAGGTGGGGGCCTACGGGAGTCTACGGTGGAAGTGCCGGGCCAGGACGGCGTCAAAATGACCCGCCTGGGCTACGCCCCCGCTGAGGTAACGGTGGAGGTGCGGGTGACTGATTTTCGCCAGCTGAATCGGCTGCGCCAGTTTGCCGAACACTACCGGCATCGGCCGGGGGCGCACACGCACGACCCCGTGCAGATAGTCCACCCCGCTACCCACCGGTGGGGGATTTCGGAGGTGTACCTGACCGACATAGAGGAAGCTCCCCTCTCCTGGAAGGATGGCTACCGGCTCACCCTCACGTTCCGCGAGTGGTGGCCGGAAGTGAAGAGAACTACCAAGAAAGCCAAAGCCCAAAAGGACGGCGGCTCCGCTGGAGAGGGAGGTCTTTTGGGGGAGAATGTGAGCATCCTGAGCGTAGATCGCCCTTCTCAGTCCCCGCCCAAACCGTGAACTATGCCTGCGTTCACCCTAAACGACAGCCCCATCGCCTCGGGGTACCTAAGCGTACCCCTCCGAGGTAGGCCGGTGGGGGATTTCCTGGTGGCCGAGCCATGGGACGAGCGCCGGCTCCAGGAGGGCGCAGCTACCCTGCGCATGGAGCTAGACGATGACGTGGTCACCTGGAAGGGCGCCGTGCGGCTTTACCCTCATCCCGAGAACTGGACAATGGCGCGATTTGTGGGCGGGGCGGATGGGCTAAATAGGCTCCTCAAACCCCGCTACTACCAGGGTATCCCCTACCGCACCGTGCTAACGGACGCCATTCGCGAAGCCGGGGAAACGCCGGGGCGGATAGACCTGGGCGGTGTGGCCACCAGATACACCCGGCGGGCCATGACGCTGGCGGACCTCTTGACGCTCCTAGTCCCGGACGGGATGGTGTGGCGGATCAACGAACGAGGTGAGTTGGACGTGGTCGCCCCCACCTGGGCCAAAGCGGGGCCCGCATACGCCACGGAAAGGGTGGCCCCCGCGGCCTGGGGCGTAGTGATGGACCTTACTTTGCGCCCCGGCACCACCCTGGAGCTCTACCTGGGCGGGGCCAAGAGCCAGGTCCGGGTGGAGCGAGTGGTGCACCGCATAGAACCCCGGCGGCTCGTGACGGAGGTGTGGCGTGCGTGAGCGGGCTAAAAAGGCCCTGCGTCTGCTAACCCGGCCAGAGGAGCTGGACTACACCCTCCTCTACCCCAGCACCGTGCTGAGGGACCACGGGGACATGCACCTGGACCTCAGGCCGGACCACGCCGCCCTGTCCGATCTGGTGCGGGTGCCGCTTCGGGTCTTCCTCCCCGGGGCTTACGTGAAGGTGCGGCCCGGGAGCCGGGTACTCCTCGGTTTTGAGGAAGCCTCCCCCACCCGCCCCGTGGCCTATCTGTGGGAGACCGGAGCGGTCGTGGTGGTGGAGATGAACACAGCGGGCGGGAGGCGGGTGCGGCTGGACGACGAGGCGTCTATGACCCTGATTCGGGACCCCGTTTTGGTGCAGATAGAGGCTCCTGTGATACGGGTCACCGGCGTCATCGTATCGGGCTAGGGATTTTATGGCCGACTTCGGCACCGACCTAACCGCACTACCTGAGCTGAGGTTTCAGCTCAAGGACGGCTTAGGCAACCTGGGGGAAGCCCTGGCGCGGCGGCTCCTGACGCCCAGGGGGGCCCTTTTCTACGACCCCACCTACGGCTGGGACCTGCGGCGCTACATCAACGAGGTCTTGGACGAAGCCACGGAGTACGAGATGAAGGTCTTGGTGGAGCAGGAGCTGGAGAAAGACGCTAGGGTCTACCGGGCCACGGTGGAAGCGGTGGCGAAGGACCTCAAGCGCATCTACCTGGATGTGCTGGTGGAAACAGCCCAGGGTCCCTTCCGCTTGACCGTAGCCGTGTCCGACGTGAGCGTGGAGGTGCTGCGTGCCCAGCCTGCGTGACATCCTCACCCCAAAGAGCCGGGACGCCATCCTGCAGGAGCTCATAGACCTCCTGCGGGAGAAGGGCTTCCCCATCACCGACTGGCACCCCGGTGGGGTAGGGCGGACCATCCTGGAGGTGGACGCTGCCGCCCTGGAGGACCTCTACGCCCTGGTGCCGGCCATCGCCGCCGGAGGGTATCTGGCCACCGCTCAGGGCCCCTGGTTGGACCTCCTGGTGGAGAGCGCCTACGGCCTGCAGCGGTATCCCGCCACCTTCGCCCGGGGCCGGGTGGTCCTCACCGCCGCGTCCGAGTTTGGGCCCTACACGCTGGAGCCCGGTGACCTCTGGCTGGGCACACCGGACGGCCTGCGCTACCACAACACCACCGGGGGGGTCCTGCCCATGGGGGGCACTTTGGAGGTGGAGGTCCAGGCCGAATCCCCGGGGGCCCGGTACAACGTGCCCGCAGGGGCCATCACCGTCCTCCACACGCCCCTACCCGGGGTCAGCGTCACCAACCCCCCCAACTGGCTCCTGGAGGCGGCTCGGGACGAAGAGACGGACGAAGAGCTGAGAAGGCGGGCCCGCCTCCGGTGGGCCAGCCTGGGTACCGGGGCCACCCGGGCGGCCTACGAGTTCTGGGCGCTGCACGCCCACCCCGCCGTCACGAAGGTGCGGGTGCTGGATGACCACCCCAGGGGGCAGGGGACGGTAGACGTGGTGATCTGGGGGGAGGGCGGCCTAGGCGCCGATGTGGTGAGCACCGTGGACGCCTACATCCAGGAGCGGCGCCCCCTGACGGCGAACGTGCTGGTCTACTCGGCCGCCCCCAGAACCGTGGACGTGGAGGCCACGGTCTACGTGCGGGCGGGCTATCTCTTCCAAGCCCAGGCCGCCGTGGCGGAGGAGCTGGCGGCGCTTCAGCGGGCCACGCCCATCGGGGGTACCCTCTACCGCTCCGCCCTTATAGAGGTGCTGTTCGCCCGTCCTTACGTGGTCAACGTGGTCCTGGCCCAGCCCGCCGATGACGTGGCCCTGGGGACGGTAGAGGCCCTGGTCCTAAACCCGACCCTCACATGGGAGGAGGTGGCGGGATGACCTACCGCGAGTGGCAGCGGCGGCTGGCCCCGCCCTGGCTCCAGGAGGGGGCGGGTGGACGCTTCCTGGAGGGCCTGGGCGAAGCCAAAGACGGCCTGGCGGAACACGTGCGTCAAGCCGTCCTGGCCCGCATGATCCAGCGGGCCCCCGAGGACGCCCTTGCCCTCATCGGCGAGGAGCGCTCGCTGCCGAGGTTTCCCGGCGAACTCACGGAAGCGTACCAAGCCCGACTGCTGGCGGCGTGGGAGTTTTGGCGGCGGGCGGGAACCCTTCCAGGGCTCGTGTACTGGCTTCGGGTGTTGGGGTACGAGCCTTTCGTGGTGGAGTGGTACCGTTATGATTCCTCCATCTGGGCCGAGTTTTCTATTTACCTCTGGCCCTACCGCCCGGAGTTCACCACGGACCGCTGGGACGATGGGGTGGGAGCGTGGGACGATGGTACCGCGTGGGATTACACCATCGCCGGGGTAGAGCTTCGGCGCGTCCCGGAACTGGTCAGGGAGGTAAAGCCTGCCCACGCCAAAATCCGATCCATCTACTACATCCCGGGGCCCCGGGACGTCTGGGACGACGGAGCGGTCTGGGACGATGGGGGGGCGTGGAACCCGGAGCCGCTGCAGGTATATCCATAGGAGGTGATGCATGCCGAAGAACCTGACCCCTGAGGACCGCTGGGAGACTGACTTTCAGGTACCGCTTCCAGGTGAGCCCCGGAACATCGGGCCCTTGGAAGTGCTCTTTCAGCGAATCTTGAACCGCACCGAGCGGCTTAAATCCCGGATCGCGGACATCCTGGGCCTGTCCTGGGACAGCACGCCGCCAGACACCCTGGCCGGGCTGGCGGGGCGGGTGAGCGCCCTGGAGGGGGGCAGCGCTACCCTCTCCGCGCACCGCGAGGCTCCGGTGTTAGACCACCCCGACGGTAGCGTCACTGAGGCAAAGATTGCTAATGGAGCGGTCACCAGGATCAAACTGGCCGACGGGGCGGTCACGGCGGAAAAACTGGCGCCCGGAGCGTCCATTTACGACCTGGCCATTTTCTATTCCGGTGCTCCTGGCGCTGGCGCCCTCATAGCCGCCCTTGTGGTGCCCCGCAACTTCTTCCTCCAGGGGGGTTCAGTGGCGGTGGGGACGGCGCCAGCGGCAAACTGGACCGCCACCATCTACAAGGGAGGTACGGCCATCGGCACGGTGTTTGTCCCCGCGGAGCAGAACGCCGGCACGGTCTCGCTGAATAACACACCCACCTCACTGAGCGCCGGGGATCTGCTCCGCATCGTGGCCCCTTCTACAGCGGACACGGCTATCCGCAACATAGCCATATCGTTCCAGGGGGTGGTGTGATGCCGTGCCTAGTGATCATCGTTGGTGGTCGCGCATCGCTGAACACCTGGTATTCGTCACAGTCGGGGGTGGGGGACCCGAGGTTCAAACCCGTCCCTATGCCCACTATTCGCTGGAGACTGGCCGCAGCTCCTCTAGGCCTAGGCGTGGTAGGAGCATTCGGAGGGTTTAACGGTGTTTACTATCTGGCTGCTAATGAGGTTTACGATTATTCCGCGAACGCCTGGACTACACGAGCTCCCATGCCCACTGCTAGAGCCGAACTAGCCGCGGCCCCTCTAGGTCCAGGATTAGCGGGAGTGTTCGGAGGCACCAACTCGGCTGCTAATGAGATTTACAGCCTGGCCACCAACACGTGGGCCTCACGAGCCCCCATGCCCACTGGTGGCAGGGAACTAGCCGCGGCTCCTCTAGGTCCAGGATTAGCGGGAGTGTTCGGAGGATTTAGCAGCTACGGTCTAAATATTAACGAAGTTTACAATTACGATGCCAACGTCTGGACTACACGGGCTCCCATGCCCACTGCCAGACGGTTTCTCGCTGCTGCTCCTCTAGGCCTAGGCTTGGCAGGAGTGTTCGGAGGAATAGGCATTTATGGCGACGTTCTAGCTACCAATGAAGTTTACAACCACAACATCAACGCCTGGGCTACACGAGCTCCGATGCCTACCGCCAGATTTGAACTAGCTGCGGCTCCTCTAGGCTCAGGATTAACGGGAGTTTTCGGAGGGAGGCCCGATCTGTACAGCAGCCAGAACGATATGTCCCAAAACGAAGTTTACGACCATTACAGCGACACATGGCTTACTCGAGCTCCCATGCCTACTGCTCGTTCAGGCGCAGGAGCCGCGGAGCTAGATTACGGCGTAGTTGCGGTAGTGGGAGGTAGTAGTGGCGGTGACGTTAACGAGATATACGTGTACTGAGGACAAGGAGGAGCAATGACGAGAACGGATGCGTTGGTTAGGCTAGCTCAGAGGCTTCAGGCTATAGGGCTCGCTACCACAACGGACACTCGTCCCTCGATGTTTTTGACGGAGATAATGGGGGAGCAGACCTGGGAGGATTTTTGGGCCGAAAGGGTGCAGCAGGCCCGCCAGTCCATCCAGGCCTACGTGTGGCAGGGGGAGATTCTCCCCACGGGGCGGCCCGCCCCCGCTGAGGCGGTGCCGGGGGCGAGCTACATCATCCTCGTTCCTAGCGGCGCGGTCATTTTCCAGTATGGGGATTCTCCCTACGCTCCTGAGACCCCTGGGCAGGCTCCTGGCGTCCTAACCCGGGACAACGTGGAGGGGGCTATGGAGGCCCACGTGCAGGCCCTGGCCAAGGAGTTGGCCTTGGAGGAGCTGGCCAACGAGTATGTGGCCTGGGTAGCGGAGCGGGTCCTCTGACTCCCACCGGGTCTGCGTGTGGGGTTCTGGCTGGGGACATACCCTGGCCGGGAACTCATGAGTAACAAAAGAAAGACGGTAAAAGGAGGTAGGAAATGCGCGGGATTCTGGTAACGGCATCGGTTTTGGCCCTTGGTCTGGCCCTGGCTCAGGACGTGGGCATTCCCCCAAACCTGGCCGACTGGTTTGTCTCCCAAGCCTCTTTGGCGGTGGTAGTAGCCGCCCTGGTGGCCCTCGTCCGGAAACACCTGTGGAAGAGCCTGGACGGAGCGGTGGTGGTGGGGGTGAGCATAGTGATGGGCATCGTTCTGGCTTATTTGGGCCACCGCCTGGGCTACTTGGGGGCGGACTGGTTCGTCTTCGGCTTGGCGGCCGGGCTCCTGGCCTCCGGCGGCGTAGACGCCATCCGGAGCGCCCTGAAAGGAGGTGGCAACGGTGCGCCTGGCGGTGCTAGCGGCGCTTTTCCTAACGCTGACCGCGCCCGCCTTCGCTAATGGCCGCGCGGCGTGCCGGATGGTCTACGGTCCCCCACTCTGGGGGGCGTGCTTTGCCGAGCAGGTCATCTGGTCTGCGGGTCCGCTGGAGGTGGCTCTGGGGGTGGAGGGGCGTACCTGGCCAGAGGGGGCGGTGAGCGCCTACACCCTCCTCGGGCTTTACCTTCCCAGCTGGTGGGCCACGGTGGAGGTGGGACGGGATCTAGACTCGTAGCGGTGGGCCATCGGGGCCGGGGTGAGGTGGTAGATGGAGGAGCGTATATACCAGCGGCTAGAGTCCCTGGAGCGCACACAGGAACGCCACGCCGCCTTGCTCCAGGAACTCCAGCGGCGCATGGACGGGGTGGAGGAGATGAGGGACGACCTGCGGCGGGTGGAGCAGGCCTTGACCCGGCTGGAGGGGCGGCTGGAAGCCGTGTTGGCCAAAATGCAGACGTGGCAGACCCTGGTCTGGGCGCTCCTCATCATGCTCGTCAGCGGAGTGGTGGCCGCCGGGTTTGAACTGTTTCGGAGGTGAGCGGTGAGGGTCGTCCATCCGCTGGGGCGGGCCGATGTGGCCCGCGTGGACGCTCGGTTTCTGGACCCTGGCTACCCCGTCTGGCGGCGGCAGGCGGGGTTGAACCCCGACGAGCACCCCGGGATAGACCTAAATGTCCGGGGCACCTCGGGCGACGGAGACCTCGGCTGGCCCGTGGTGGCCATCACCCTGGGGAAAGTGATACACGCCCAGTTCCATAGAGTCTGGGGGAATATCGTGCTCATTGAGCACCCCACCTGGCTGGCCCAGAAACTCGGCTACCCGAGCCTTTGGACGCAATACGCCCACCTTCACCACATCGCCGTCCGGGAAGGGGACTGGGTGTGGCCGGGAGAGCCCGTGGGGTCCATAGGAAAGGGAGACCCGGCCCGGCCGTTTATGGCCCACCTCCATTTTGAGGTCAGGGTCCGGGGGCCCCAGGAGCTTCCCCCTGACGCGTGGCCCCGGACCCGGACGGCCATCCTGGCCGCCGGCTACCTGGACCCCGAGGTGTTCCTGAGCCGCGCTCTCTCCCCCGCCCGGCGGTACGAGTTCCCCCGTGGCGTAGTCCACTTTGACGGGCAGAAAGTGGGGCCGCTAATAATCAACCTGGAAGACCCCACCAAACCCCAGGTCCGGGTAGTGTAGCAGGACTGTAGCAGGTTATCCTTCAGCCCGAACCCAGACCCCCAAAAAGGTGCCTTCAGATGCTAGTGTGTGCCAGACAATGCGCTGGAGTTCACATGGATCGCACTCAGGAGGTCACGGGTTCGAGTCCCGTCGGCTCCACCAAAGGCCCCCCGCCCTAGGGCGGGGGGTGGCCGTCACGCCGTTACGGGCCCAGAAGCCACTCCACGAAGGCGTTGACCACGTCGTTTTCCCCCAGGGCCTCGGGGTTTTCCAGGACGTGCTCGTAGAAGGCCCGGACC